ACATCTCCCTCATTATCAATACAGAGATATGGATGATGAAGAGTTTTCCAAACGAGCAGTAACTAGTTTTGGGCGATTGAACGAGAAAAATAGAAACATAGTCCTTAACTCTTGGAGCAAGAAACTCGGAAAGTCCAGTGGTGAGTTGGATGCATCAGATATTCGTAAACTTGTTGTTTACAGATTTGCGGCCCAGACTAACCTTTATTTTTTATGTCATTTACTTGAGAAGTATGACCAGACAACACTGCAAACACACGAAGAGATTTGTAATGACTTCTTCGTGCATAAAGACCCAACATTTTCAACATTTGAAGCATTTGCTAATCAGTACTCAGACCTAAAGGAAAGGCTTTTGTTAGTGCCACGTGGAGGATATAAAAGTTCGATTGACATTGCTGATTGCGTACAATGGACCATTTGTTTTCCAGCAATTACAATTCTTATTCTTACGGGAGTTTATAAACTATCAGGAGATTTTCTTGGGGAAGCGAAGCAACATTTTACACATGATGAGAGTGGACAGAAAGACGATAAGGGCGATGTAATTTTACAGCCTCGTCAAATAATGGATAAGAAAACTGGTGAATGGTCCGATAGCATGTTTCAGGTTCTTTTCTCTGAGCACTGCATTCCACCTAATACTGGAACACAGTTTGAGTTTCAGACACCGGCTGGTGGAGATGACAAAGAGCCAACAATTAGAGCGGCGTCTATTGAACAAGCCTTATCTGGAATGCACTTTGGTGTGTTGAAGTTGGATGATGTGGTAACAAACGAGAACAGCCAAAATCAAGATCGAATTAGGACCATTAATAATCAAATTAGTATTAACAAAGCTATGTTGAATCCTTATGGATTCTTCGATTTAATTGGGACTTGGTATGACGAGTTCGACCAGTATGGAATTACGGTAAGACAGGAAGAGAAGTTTGCTGAAGAAGAGGGATTAACGAATAATATCCACGGTTCAGTTGATAGTGGAATTTTTAATAGCAGTGTATTTGTCAAGGTTTATTTGCGGTCTGCATGGTGGCCTACGGATGAGGCTAAGAAATCTGGAAAGGTAGACGATGAGATGACCAAGAGCGATTATGTTCTTTGGTTTCCCGAACGCCTGAACTATGAATTCTTAGAGCGCGAGTGGAAGAGAGATGAGGGCACTGGCAACTTTGCTATTAAGTATTTAAATAATCCTCGTAAAATCAATAATGTTAAGTTCCCTCGGGAGCTACTAGTACGGCGTACCATTCCTCATTATCAGTTTCCGCAGCAGGGAATAGTGGTCACAGCGGTTGATACCGCGTACAGCGTCAAGTCTTGGGCAGATTATACAGTTGCAATGACTGCGTTGATTTTTGGTGGACGCTTCTACGTTATTAACATGGTTAGGGGAAAGTATAACGAGTATGACTTACCGAAGGTAATTGCTAATGTTGGTTATAAATGGAAGCCCAAGAGAATTGCCATTGAGGACTCCGTTGGGGTCAAATGGATGGGTCGAGAACTCAGACGAGAAATGGATGCACTCAAAATTTCTATTCCTGTCGAATTCTGCTCGTTGGGCTATGGTACAAAACTTCGTTCGAAGCAGCTTAAAGCCAAACCCGTTCTCAGATTACTAGGGGATGAACGTTTGTATTTTCTGAATTCCTGTGAAGGACTGGCAGAAATTTACACAGAGATGGAGCAGTTCACAGGGACTAGTGATGATAAGCACGACGACATTGTGTCGGCCATTTCTCTTCTAGTCGAGCAGTTTGGCGGCTATGCAGACATGGACAGAAAAATTAGTATAGCTTCTTCCGATTTTGCAGCCGATGCGAAGTCGAAGGCTCGGCACGATATGATTTATTGCGCCGGGGAGTATGCGAGTCTCAATCAGAACGGAAGCGAAGACCCGAAAACGGCCTATGCATTACTGAACAGCCCGGCACAGCAGGTGCAGGAAAAATATGCTGACCCTTTTAGCGATTTGATGGGATGACCGGAGGCTGTGTGACCCCTACTCTGAATGAACTAAAAAAGAAAGTTGTGGAAGACTATCAAAGACAGCTTCCCGGAGAGCGTTTATATGGAAAAATCTTTTCTGTCTACGTTCTTGACAAATACGCAAAATTATTGCTACGGATTTACAGAAAGGTAGAAACGCGAAAGGAACACTAATGATGGATAATGGTTTTTATACATATCTCTGGTTAAGAGAGGACGGCACGCCGTACTACGTGGGAAAGGGGCGTGGCAAACGTGCATTCCGTTGCGGAGCGCCCCCTGCGGAACGAGTGATAATACAATATCACCCGAGTGAGCGGGATGCACTTGTTGCGGAAGTATTTTTTATTGCATACTACGGTCGTAAAGATTTAGGAACTGGGTGTTTAAGAAATTACACGGACGGTGGAGGGGGAGTAAGCGGTTGGATTTGTTCTGCTGAAGCAAGAGCAAAAATGTCTGCTTCGAAAATGAATCATGCAACATCAGATGAAACAAGAGCAAAGCTGTCTGCTTCTAGGAGAGGAAAGGTAGCATCCGATGAAACAAGAGCAAAAATGTCTGCTTCTAGGAGAGGAAAGGTAGCATCCGATGAAACAAGGGAAAAAATGTCTGCTTCGAAAATGAATCATGCAGAATCAGATGAAACAAGAGCAAAAATATCTGCAAATCATGTAGGAATGAAAGGAAAAGTTCATTCAGACGAGACTAAAGCAAAAATTCGACTTTCTAGATTAGCCTGTATAGAAAAACGTAAGCGAGAGGAGTAAAAATGGCGGAAATACAGCCTGACGGTGGAAATCAAACACGCGAACTCACTCCTATGGACTATGGGGTAGGGGGTGATCTTAGGACATCTGATGCCGAGGTTGCTCTTGTTGTCGGCGCTGCCAGTAAAGCCGAAAGTTTTATTAGTGACAAGCAGTATTCTCTTTTATGGCGTGATGCTGATTTGCTTTACCAGTCTCCTCGTCCCATGTCAGTCTACGAAAACACGTATGTTTTAGAACCCAACGTGCAGCGGTTTACAGTCGCAAAGGTTATGAATTCTATTGTCCCCCAATTGTACAAAGGACTTTTCTATCAAGACCCACCGATGGTACTACGTCCCCACCCAGGTACGTCTCAGAACGTTGTTGATGCAAAAACGGCTCTATTTTCCGCATTGCTCGATGATTGTGGATTTAAGATGGAGGTAAAATATGGGCTGGAGCAAATGGCGCACTTAGGGACAGGTATTTGGAAGTGGGGTATAGAATACAAAGAAATTATTACTAAAACCAGAATTTCCACTGTGAGCAAGCTTCCGTCCGGCCCTTCACCGGTAGAGCTTCAGAGCATTGTTCCCACGAAAGATGCCCCAAAAATTACAACCACGAGCAGATGGGTTCCTCGTCCGTTTTTTGAGAGCAGAGAGATTAGCAAAGTATTAGTGGACCCCCATTGTTCTGTGGGTGACATTCGTAGAGCAAAGTTTGCTGTAGATGTCCGGTACATGAACTATTATGAGTTGCTCGATCTTGTAAAGGGCATCGAAGCACTTCCAGATGAGCATCCTGATAAGGAGGGGTGGTCACTTCCCAGTGAGGCAGAGTTGCGGTCATGGTTTATGCCGCCAACGAATGCCGGAATATCAGAAGCCTCTGCTACAGATCGAGCCACATATGTAGAGGGAATTGTTCACCATGCAGAGGAAATGAATATTCAAACTTCTCCAGATTTGCTGATGAAGTCGATGGAGACGCTAGAGTATTGGGACAAGAAGAGAAAGATACTTGTTATTGATCGTAAGCACAAGCTGTGTTCTCAAAAAAATACATTTAGTTGCCTTCCTTTCTTTTCGGCAAATTGGTGGAATCGTCCGAAAGCATTTTATGGTATGGGTCTGGGCCTGATTGTTGGACAAAATCAACGTGTGGATCAGGGCACCATTAATGCTATTCTGAAGATTCTGTCATTTGGTGTAAACCCAATTTATTTGCGCAAAAGGGATTCAAACTCGCCTACGCAGATGATACGTACTGGGTTGGGTAAAATCCTGACAGTTGACGGGGAGACTAAAGACGCTTACCATCTGTTAGAAGCGCCCAAGGTTCCTTCAGATGTGTGGTCGGCACTGTCTGAATCCGAGAAGGCCACAGAAAGTAGCTCCGGTGCTGACTCGCAACTTGTGCAAGGTTCCACAGCAGGTCCAAGATCATCGATGGGGCGCACAGCTACTGGGGCAACTCAGCAAGCAGGTGCAAGTGCAACTCGATTAGATGGTCCTCTGGACAATTTTATCGAGCAGGTCTTTAAGCCGTGGTTGTACAGACTTGATCAATTAGTGTTCGAATTTTTCTCTGACGATGAAATCTTCCAGATTTTAGGTGTAGAGAAAGGTAAGGACTTCGAATTTGATATGCAGGAATTCCACGATGCAGTAATCGAGTATGAGGTTCTTGCGGGCGCATCGCTGGCAGCGAAGAGAACTATGAGTCAGTCGATGACCTTGATTACTCAGATTTTTGAGAACCCAACCATTCAGCAGAATCTTGCGGAGATCAATGAAGAGTATATTGACTTTAGAGAAATTCTTAAGATGTGGATGGAAGCGAGTGAGTGGAAGAATTTCAATGATATTGTGAAACCATTGACGCAGGCAATGAAAGCAAAGCAGGCACAAAAATCACAAGCAGCACAACAGCAGGGTAAGCAAGCTACACAATCTGCTATTA